TAGAAGATAAGTGATTCTAGTTCGAACGTATAGCCGTTGCCCATGGCTGAAAACCGGTGAAGCTCATGAAACTGCTTTCCGATCTTCAGTTTGGGCGTTCTGACGGCTTCGAGCGCGCTAAACCACTCTGGTGGGAGGAGCTCCAGTACGAGTAAGGAACTAATCGTATCTGAAGCCGAAGACAAATCGATCGTGGCGTAGTCGTCTTGCAAGCTTCCTCGCAGGGCTAAACGCGCATTGGTTGTCTGACCGCGACGTAAATCGCAGCCAGATTGCAACAACCTCTTCTTCATCCAATCCCCATAACCTTTCTGAAGAAAGGCGTTGATGATCGGTTGAGTCTCGATCGTTCTATCTGTCTTCGCATCTTTGGGCACGAACGCGAGCTTCCCGTAGTTGGCCTCCTCAGCGTTACCGAGGTAGTCCCATTGGGGAAACTCGACCAGCATACGCTCAACGAGCGGTGCGGCGTTCGCGGTGTACGTCGGTTTTACAGACATTTTATGTCTGGCCGAACTTAGTCTTGATGTACCAACATTGACGCCCGGTCCAAAGCCGGGGGAGAGCTCTTCTAACGACGGAAGCGGACCCAATATGACGTCTATTTTTCTCGCGATACACGATAATGTATGCGAGTCTAGGCCTTCGCCTAGAAGACGACCATTCGAGATCCGCCAGTTCGTTATTGCGCACTCCCTTTCGGCTAGCATCATTCTCTCCCGAGCCACCGCCCTACGGTCGACGCCAAGAGGCAGGCACGCATTCTTCTGAAAGAATGCGAGAACCTGCCGCTCAGCAGCGACTTCGCCAGCACATAGAGCGTCGTCATAGTTCACACTGGCATGCGCCAGAGTAGACCAATCAGCATCTCGTATGAGCTGAAGATAGCGGTGGTTCCGGGGTAACAGTTGGTGGCACAGGTGGCTTACGATCTGCATGCTCTTCCTCAACGAGAAAGGCGTGCTGAAGTGCTTCAACGAAGCGTGCTTCATCGGTATCTCCTAATAGGAGTGTTGCGATTCCCAAAACGAGCAGGGTTCCTCCCACTCGTTTTGCACGAACTCCACGTTTACGTGGAGCTGACTTCCGCTCGTTAGAGCGGCGGCGTGAAGTTGTCAATAGCGTCGACGATCTGCGCATTGCCCAGCCCCGAAATAAGATACTTTCGAAGCAGGGTCTTCTGAGCAGGCGTCATACGCTTTGGCAACCAGAAATCGACAACAGCCGTACCGGAGAACGCGACTGCCGGAGCAGCCTCGTAGCCGGCCCCTGTGCC